TTTTTTTTTTCATTTTTCAAAAGGAAGAAGCTAAAACTTCTTCCTTTTGTGTTCTATAAAGATATATGATAGCACTTTTTGATTACACAAAACTTTTATTTACTGCAAATGATAAGCAGTGGAAAGAAGTAACTTCTATGGACAAGAGTAGAAATTTTTTCATGGCAAACAGATTCTTGTCTATTAAATATCCTGTACAAGTAGCTGTACTTTCACATATGAAAATAAATGCTTCTGCAGTTGAAGATTATTGGCATAAGAATCTTGGCAAATTATACAAATCTGTTCCTTCTTGGATGTATGCAAAAACTAAGAAAAAGGAAAAAGAAGCTAAGAAACGAGAAGGATTATCGGAAGAAATGATAAAATGGTACTGTCAACAAGAGGAAATCGGAAGAAAAGAATTTGATTATAATGTGTCAATTTTCGGTGAAGAATTCACTAATGAATTAAGCCAGTTAGAAAAAACACTTAAAAGTCAAGGATATTTGAAATAAAAATTAAAAAGTGCTATTTCGATATATAGAAAAAATAGCACTGTTTTGCAAGAAAAATTAACGACTTCTGGGGATTATGTCATTTTAGCTTATCAAAATCCTATTATAAATGCTCGTAAATTTATAAGTTTTACAGAGTCAGTTACAAATGAAGGTACTGGCACTATACTTAAACGTGACTTTAGATATTCGTATGACTCAGAAACATTTTCTGAGTATCTAGAATTAAACAACGACAATCTTAATACTTTAACTGTAGATTCAAACCAAAAAATTTGGTTTGAATTTAGGTATGCGTTAATGACTGGCGGTCCTGCATCGGTGCAAAATGTTTCGATACAGTATGATACATATGCAGTTGATCAATACGAAGGATATGTAGCACCTAATATTCAGAGCCCTGATTATGCATATCCTATAACATATAAATCCGGTGCAACATGGGAGCCTTATAAATTAAATAAGGCTGTTCGTCTATATAAAGATTTAAATCTTATGGTCAATTCATTATTTGGCCACGAAGTGCAGTATTATCGTGCATTACCACAAGGAAGAAGTAAAGATGTGATCTTAATGGAATACTCATTATTTGAACACGATGAAATGCAATGCATAAAAGTTATAGTACCAAATAATGAATTTCCTGATAATAAACTTAATATGGGGCCAATGGGTGTAGATTTTGAGATGCCCTTTGAAATTCAGATTGATAAAGACTATTTCCAAAGCATTTTTGGCCATGATAGTGGCCCACAAAAACGAGACGTAATATTCTTTCCTAGAACGGGTCGTATATATGAGATATCAAGCTCTTATTTATTCAGAGATTTTATGAATGTTCCACTATACTTTAAAGCTACATTGATAAAATGGAATCCTAAATCTGACGCTAAACAATCAGTAGATCTATCTTCATTAGAATCAATGACTGTTAGTGTAGAAAAATTATTCGGTAAAGAAATAAAGAATGAAGAAAAAGATATAGCAAATCCTGTGCAATTTAATCCTACTACAATAATATCTGATCCAGTAAGAGAATATCTTGCACCTCTAGCAGAGATATTAGATGCGCCTGTCATGAATTATTTCTTAACAGTTGCTGAACATCAATATAATTTATCAAAGACGCTATCAGATAACATAGCATCTGTTAACATAAAAAATACAGATTCATTAATTATTGACAAAATCTATTATGCAAGAGGTACAACTTCTATAAATACATATCCTGATATTTCAGAAAGTTTAATGTCTATGAAAAAACTGAAGTATAAAGGATTGACACAAGATAATGAAGCTATATTTGAATTTAATGAAGGTACAAGTCTATATGCAAATAATTTCCCTAAATATTCTATTTTTAGAGCAGATTCTACACTTTCATTATTTAATGATGAGTACAGTATAGGTAGTACTGCTTCACCTATACTTAAATGTTCAGAATATCAATCTAAATCATTTCAATATGAAGTTGTGCGATACAAAGCAATGAATGAATTCACAACTGCTCAAGATAGAGCTATTTCATGTTGGTTTAAATTGAAGAAAAACGATAAATTCACTGCTAACATTGTATCTATTTCATATGATGAGTACTCAAATGAACTAACAGTTTCTTACGATAGAGCTCATAACTTTTTCATTGATGATCAGATAAGCATTCAGCGCAAAGCTAATAGTAATTTTAATCTAATTGGTAGCATTAAAACAATATTAAATTCTTCTACGTTAATACTCGATGTTAATCAGGAAATTATTAACTATGCAAATACCGTATTTTCATCTTGGAAAACGTATACTGATTTAACATTACACCTGACATACCCTAACATATTCATTGATTCTTTGAAAAATAAAAAAGGTATTAGGGTAGAGTTATGGGGTAAAAGATTTTTCGTGATAACATCAAATTCAGATAAATATTTCTTTATATTGCCTAACACACAAGACAATTTGCAAACAGGAAAATGGTACAGTATTTTTGTAAGTTTCAGTAATCTATTTTCACAATTAACTCTTAATATATGGGAAATGCAATGGAATGCAGCTACTAATACACCTTCTACTTCAGATTTAAAAATAACGTATAGTAATACTCTACGAAATTTTCCAAAAATAGATAGAACATCAAATTATTTCTATAATTTGAAGCCGTCTGATATGGAATTGACAAATGTAAGAGTTTGGAATCAAAAAGCTGAAACTGATAAGCAACCTATTATTCTAAATCAGAATATAGTTAAAGACGCTCATATTGCATTAGTTATAGATAATGCTGTACCTATTTCGCGATTACCATACATATCATATACACACTAATGAAACATAATAGAAATACAACAAATGAGAATCTAGATCATTTAAAGAAAATATCAGAAGACTTAGAAAGCATGATACTCAAAACTGATGTTCCAATGCTAAGAGAGACCGTAAAAAGTGATTTACCGCCATCTACAGCTATAAAGCCGCTTAATTTTGACGAAGTAAAATTATTTACAGATCAAAAAGCTGAAGATATAGTAGAATCCGTAGTATTGCTATACTTGCCGCCTGAGTTTCTTTTTGAACATGATTATGTACGTCAAAAAATGTCGATTGATAAGTTGACAATGTCTAATTTGATTTTTCAGATGAAGACAGCAGAGCATGCTATAAAAAAATTATTAGAAGAAATTGATTCTGGCAATATACATGCACGCTCATTTGAAGTACTAGCTGCACTACAAAAATCAAAAATGGAAATAGTAAAGCATTTAGCACAGTTTATGGTGGTATTAGAAAATAATTATAAGAATCTAAAATTTGACTATGAAAATAGTAAAGCTGAAAAAGTTGTTACTGAACAAGATTCACCTTCTATACAAGAAGGATCGTTAAAATTTAGAGGAACAAAAGGACTCATTAATGCATTACATGAAGCAATGAACAGTAATAGAGATTCTAAAGAATTTGAAGAATTAGGTAATGAACCAACAAGTTAAAACAAATTTAGCACAGTTTCAAAAACCTGCTATTGCAAAAACGAGAGTTTGGAATAGCACATTAGTAGAAGATTGCATACGCAAAATAGAAAATGGTGACATTTTACAAGGCGGAACTCCTTTTCATGAAGGTGACATAGATTTCAGATCAGCTGATATAATCTATGAATACTCAGAAGAGGAAATTAAAGAGATAGCTCGTTGTGCAAATGACATCGTATATTTTGCAAATAAATACTGTGTATCTATGACTGATGAAGGCATAAGAAAGATAACTTTACGTCCTTATCAAGAAGATATATTACGTCACTATCAAAATAACAGATGGATAGTTTTTCTTGCTTCAAGACAGATAGGAAAAACTGTAATGACCGGAATATTTATAGCATGGTACATTCTATTCAATATAGATAAGAATGTAATGATACTAGCAAATAAAGGTGCTACTGCTAGTGAGATTGTAGACAAAGTAAAAACAGTTATAAAAGGACTTCCATTTTTCTTGAAACCTGGATTGACACAGAATAATGTAATGTCAATGAGATTTGATAATGGCTGCAGAATCATGAGTCAAAGTACTACAAAAACTGCGGCAATCGGTTTTACTATTCATTTACTTTTTATGGATGAGTTTGCACATATTCATAATAATTTTATCGAGCCATTCTATCGTTCTGTTTATCCTACTTTATCATCATCTAACGTGTCGAGAGTAATCATAACTTCTACTGCTAATGGTAGAAATAAATTCTGGGAAATCTACACTAATGCAATGAAACCATTAGGCGAAGAAGGCAAGAATGAATATGCACCATTCAGGG